AAATGACAAATTCCTCCACATCGCAAAAACACTGCTATAACGTCCACAGGTAGCAACGGCTCCCGATTTACGTTGATAATCATACTTATTCCATTCGCATACTCGACCATCCTTCTCTATTAACTGTGTTAGATACGGAGGAAAACGTTGATCGTATGTAGCCCCTAAATGGGTCTCGGTGTCAAATTTAAATCCGTACGAATCTACAAAGGACAATACGCCTTCATCGCTTTCTCTTAGACATACAAAATGTCCGGTATTGACAGCTGATGTTTGATATAACAGAATCACAAAATGAAAACTACCCAGAAGTTCCTTAACGCTGGAATAGTTTTTCAAATCGCTATACAATACAGGAGCACGCCCAGTAAGTGTTTTAATATCAGCCCCTGATAAATCTTGACCCTTGTAATAATTAGAAAGCATTTCCATACTCATTTATTATTAGACATAATAATAAAAAACTTCTTTTCCTTAATATTTCTTCTTCCACATCTTGTGTGTAGAGACGATTTTCGGCTTCTCTTCAGCCAACTCCTCTATCTTCTTAAGCACAGAGGGATTGTTAAGTCCAGAAGTGAGGGGAACCGGAGTTCCAATCTTGTGATGCATATCTGAGAAATCCAATCCACGACCGAATAGTGCGCGCTTTCCGTGTCCCAAAACCTTTTTACCGGCTTCGGTCTCGAGGACCTTTTTAACAACTGGCTCAACAACATCGTATACCTTTTTTCCGACATTGTATGCCTTTGTGGCTCCGGAAATCAGATCTCCAAAACCTCCTCCCTTTAACTCCTTTTTCTTAGACTTCTTTCCAAATAAACCGGATGCGCTGACAGCTCCTTTAGATTTGGCCTTGTCCTCGGCTTTTTTACGGAATTCATCTCTTGTATTTTTTTGCAGTGTTTTAACACCAACTGATAATAGCGCATCATTTGCCTCTTTCATATTCAAAGCTGATGTTGCAGCATATTGTCGAGCCAATTCTATCTTTGCCGTATTCTTTTGATTTTCTGTCAATGGAAGAGTTTTACCAGATTTGGTAACTTTTGTTTTTGGTATATCATCATCTGAAATATTTTTTAGTTTTACCTTGAGATCTTCGAGTGTTTTAATTTCATCGAGTTCCGGAGTGACAGCTCTTGCAGATGCAGAAGCCGGAGCCGAAGCAGAAGCCGGAGCAGACGAAGACGCTGAAGGAGACACTACCGCGGTATCTCTTACTATTTGATCGCGTTCCGCTTGTGTGATTTCCTTGTATCCATATGTTTTTAGAAGTTTATTTACATTGCCAAGATCTACTCCACTTTGTGAAGCCCATTCATAAATTTTATCTTTCGTTTGTTTGGGAGGTAACGACAAATCGGCGATTTTATCAAGTTCTACATTTAGTTGTTTTACATCAGAAGGAACTGGAGTAGGAGATCTTGATTTTACTGGAGGAGTAGGAGCTTTAAAAGCAGAAGGCGATGGAGCTTTTGGAGTAGGAGGAGCAGTAGGAGCTTTTGCAACAGGAGGAATTGATGAGCGTGAAGGAGAAGAAATAGCTGATGGAGCGGATCCAAAACTTGTTGAACCCGACGAAGACGCTGATGAAGACGCTGACGCAGAACGTCCAGTAGCAACTACAGGAGCCCCAGAAATTGCAACAGGTGCTAAAATTGCCGGACCCATTGGAGCAATAGCCGGATTATTAGCAATCTGTTCTAATAGTACTCTTTGTGCCTCTGCCTGAGCACCACTGGGTAAATTCTGCACTGCGGCAAGAAGTGCATCACGGGCTGTGATTTTTTCAGCCTGTCGAGTATTTTCGGCAATACGTGCGGCCTCTGCCATTGCAGGGGCTTCTCTGATAGCTCGTTGGCGTGCCTCCATTTGTTGAGGAGTTTCCTGCGCAGATGCCACACGAGATAGTAACTTTTGTCTGTACGCTTCCTCTGCCGGAGTATACATTGGAATATCCTCCCTGATACGACGTTTAATCTTTACAAGTTTCTGAGGTGTTGGGGGTACGAGAACAGTTTCCTGAGAAAAGAGTCCCGATCTCTTTCCAACTTCAGCTTCCGGAAGATCCATTTCTCCTATAGTTGCCTGTTGATCTCCTTTCTTCTTAATAAAATATAACTTTTGAGTTGGGCGTTTAAGCATTTATTAAAGATGGTTTTATTATTATTATAATTTTTTCTATAGATAAATGGATAAACTCTTTTCTCGATTTCGAGCATTGACAGGAACACGATTAACATATAGGCCGACTGATAGGGAGTTCATAAAGTCATACAAGGACTGGATTATAACAGAAATGGCAGTGATGAGACAGCCTGTAGATAAAAATGTAAAAACGGCATTGAATTTTTTAACGCTCGGAAAATTCGATGATTTGGTGAAGAAGGATTATGACGATGTCTATCATCTTTTTCTTGAGATAACAATCAAGTCCCCAACCGGACAATTAACATTATTTCAAAAAGCTACTGGTGCAAAAGATTCCAGCATAAAAATTACTCTGGAAAAAAATCAGACGATTGAGATTAATTACTATAAACAGAGAGATGGAACCGATAGTTTGCCTTTAGTAATACCTGCTAATATGACTCTCGGTACACTACTCGACAATGCCGAAAAATCTGTTCCTGTAGAGGAATATTATAGGTATGATCCTTTGACAAACAATTGCCAGTCATACATAATGATAATTCTTAAAGCAAATGGCATACTTGAATTAAATCCTAAAGCAAAAGATTTTGTGTATCAAGATCTCGGAACTCTAAAGGCAGAACTGCCAAGCTATGCCCAAACAATAATGAGAGGACTAACAGACATTGCCGGAAGAGCTGACATTGCATTGCACGGCTACGGTCTTAAGTTCAAAAAGAATACAACATATGCTTGGTAAATAAATTATACTACTAACTTTGCTATTTCTGCTCCCATTTGTAATGAATCTTTAGCAACATCCCAAATTTGTTCTCCGGTTGAAGTCCAATCGCGCTGTGGTTGCCAAGATCTGTTATAGCAACATCCCCAAAATTTTCCACAGGCTTTTGCGTCATCAGTACCATATCGTTCTGGATTGAGCGATTCTCTCCATACCTCGTGAGTCCAGTAATTAAATTGGGTTTGAATGAAGTCATATCCTTCTAACCAGTCTTTTTGTTCTTGTGGGCCGAGACGTGGCTGACCACTCAAAGCATCAAGTTGTCTATATTTGTCCTCATTAGAACCAATTTCGATCTGTAATGCCTTTATTCTATTACTTATTTTTGTTTTTTCATCCGAATTCGAAGTTGTTCGTAGTTTGGAACTAAGATCATACAATTCTTTTTCCTTGTCTTTTAAATCTGCCGATATTTTTTCTTGGTTTGAACCATCTTGCACCAAATGTGCAAGTTTTTCGGCATCAACTTGTTTAAAATGTTCTCCTCGTTGTTCTCCCCATACTCCAAATGGAACCATCCACGGATGTGTGTCTATCCACTCTGCATACGGAAGATTATATGGTTGATTTCCCCGATACCAATGGGCACCCCCAAGATTAGGATTATAACCATTTGGTTCTAATGTGCTAAAAGGATATGGGGTTACAGCCATATATCCTCCCTTGACTTTTGATTTTGATATCTTCTTAGGCTTTGTGACTTTGAGAGATCCACCCTTTTTTAATTCATTTATTCTGTTAAATTGATCCATAAGATTTTGAATAAGAGCTGGAGTTACATCTTCTGTATTTAGTTGATTTGCATTCAGTTTGGCTGAAATATTATCATATATCCAATCCATTTCTTCTTGCGACATCCCATCTGGAAATGCCTGCTGGAATAATAGACCCATATTAAGATATTGAATTGGAAGAACTCCTCCCTTGACTTTTGATTTCCTCTTAGGCTTGACTTCAGCACTCTTAAGGATTCTAAGTTGCGCCTTTGCTTTCTTGAGAGAGATGGGCTTTCCTTCGTGCTTCTTTCCTGTTTCTACATTGACAACAAACCACAATCGTGGACTATGTTGTTCGAGTTCATACGGCATTTATTATAATGGAAATTATAATAATAATTTTATAGATGAACATAATCAATTGTATTGTGAGGGCTAATTTCTGCCTGCTTTATAATTCTGTTATTAATCGACAGACTTACAAAGAGCGAAGAATACATATAATGCGCTTCAACTATAACTATAAAGTCTTTGTCGCAAATAACTTCAACTCCTGAACGTGTGAAGTGGTTATAAGTTTGTTTGACAGTATGATCTTCCAAATATTCTTTTACTTGGTTGCACATATCGTTGAACGCGTGTGTAGCCATTTATTATTAGGGCATTCAAACAGAAAATCATTTGTATATTTATGGCATCAATCAGTATATCGACAGTATATCGACAGTATATCGACAGTATATCGAGTATATTAAGATATAAATATCAAAGCATATACCAAGGCATTAACTATATAAATTTATATAGTCACGTTTTGCCTCTAATATACTGGGTTCTTATAGTGATATACTGATGATATACTGTAATATACTGTCGATATACTGTAATATCTTATATTATATCTTATATTAGTATTTAATAATATACCACTTATAGTAAATGAACTATGTTGAGAAGTATTCATTGGAAGGAATTACACTTGGTGCTATTATTCTGGTCTGTTATTATGTTGCGTCGGTCATACTGAATAAATAATAAAATAAAATCCCCATTATAATAAAATGTCTGTTAAATCAATCTGGGGTTGGACTCTCTCGATGGATTGTAAAGCTGGGAATAAGAATATTAAGGATCCTCACGCTATTGAGGCATTCGGTCACGAGCTTGTTAAAGTTATTGATATGGTGGAATATGGGGAGCCTGATATTGTGCATTTTGGAAAGGAAAATAAGACTGGTTACACTTGGTCCCAACTTCTGAGCACGAGCAATGCGTGCTGTCACTTCTGTGATGATACAGGCGACTTCTACTTCGATTTATTCACGTGTAAGGATTTCAATCCTATCGATGCACGAGATGTTGTTATGAAATGGTTTGAGCCTACACACATTGAGAGTCGATTCTATGAACGCGGAGTTTAAAATTGAATTCTAAATGATTATTTAGAATTATTAGAGCCAATCAAGAAGTGTTTTATCTCGCTCATTTTTGCAGGATTTGCAAACTCCTAGACTGGTAGTAAATTTTCCAGTAAATTCTCCGCACCTCTTGCAATAATTATAGTCTTCAGGACAAATTTCCCTGTTTTGTATAACTTCTCCATTAATCCTAAGAGATACAAAAAGTGTGAGACGTAAATAACCGAACTTGACGGAAATATATGTGTTGTTAATATACTTAGTATTTTTTAGGTACTCATACATATCGTAAACTTCTGTTGTGGTATGTTTGGTCAAAAGTTTTTCTATATCCCGACATATTCCATTTTGTAGATCATATGCCTCGCATCCCTCGCAAATTCCAGTATCGTCTCGGTAATTAGTAAATGATCCGCAGTCAACGCAATAATTATCTGGATCGTCAAGATTGTCAACTATGCATTGTTTGTCGGTCATTATATTTGTTATTTTTACGAAGTTGTAAAAATAAATCAGTTTTAAATTTCAAGGGAAAATATGCCTTATTTTAGGAATCCTGAGGAGGGCCATCGAAGAGATCTATTTTCAGATATTCTTTCTGGACACCTGTGGAGTGTAAGAAGGATTTAGAAAACTCCTCATCTTGCGCGATGGTATGGGGCTTGCCAGCGGAATAGTAATCAGTAATCTTAATCTTGCGGGCAAGACCAATATTAATCGGAGTTCCAACAATGTGTTCCATACTACTCTCAATCAAGTTCCTAAAGTTAGATTCTTTGAATGGAGCGCCGTCTCGCATTACAAAGAGATAATCGCCTGCCATCTTTTTATAAGAGTGGAGATACTCATCAAGCACTTCTTTCAAATCTTTTGAGATGCTAAATACTTGGCGACCATAAGTATGTTTTGTCTTGTAGTTGTTCATTATGATTTTTTCTGCTTCTCCCTGCTTGTTAATAATAACATAATTATACGATGGATCCATCTTGTTTGGTTTCTTGGTGTTGCTGGCGAGCTTCATCTCATACAAGTCATTTCTGGGAGTGAAAGAATCGTTTAGGAAATAGAAACTTGCAATTACTTTCTGGACAAGTTCCGCATCGTTTTCTGGCTTGAATTCCCGAATTTTAGCCTGAATAGTCTTTAGAGGAAGAGCATTCTGTTGCTCCTTTGCACTTGCCTTATTTTGTTTTCGTCCCACATCTTCTTGTCCCTTGAACATTGCGAGACCTTTCTGGTATTGTGCGATAGTGTCATTCTCAGAATTATAATGTTTCAACAGACGAATGACTGGAGTAAGATAGTCCTTCTTGCTTGCCAGAACAGACTTTGTGAGCTTTTCAATCACATCTTTTGGATCGTTAATCCAACTCAAGTCGCCAGTGTACGTATTGCCAGTAACAATAACTGCCAGCCGTTGGAGTTTCCTTACATAATTATCAACTGTGATTTTGGAGAGCTGGCCATCTCCTCGCGATTTCATCGACGCGAATATCTCTCCCAGTCCTTCTACTTTTTTGGGGAATGATGAAGCATTTTTCAAAATACCTCCGGAATCCATTTATTATATTAATATAATATTTTTTTATATTATTATATTGATTAAGCGTAATTTAGAAAAGCAGACTGGACAGCATCTGTAACTGTTGAATCAAGCCGTAGATAGTATGGGCACGCGTTTATACTAAATCCAAACTGTCCTCCAGCTACTCCTGTAACAGAATACTGATATTGTGACTGGAAAAAATTAGTTCCATCATTTGAGAATAGAACAGAGAGAACTGTTGGAGCATTTGTATCTCCGAAAATAGTTAGAGTCTTGACTGCCTGTCTGGATAAATTCACCGTGGTAAATCCATCTACTCCAATCAGATTTTGAGATCCCCTAACAACAGGAGGGAGAACTTGGTTTGTTCTATAGATTACAGTAAATGCCATCAGCGTGCCATTTGTTCCGGATGAGTTACGGACTGTGAAGTATACAAATGGCTCTGTCAGGTCCAATTGCTGGGTAAATTGAACACCGCCAACTGTGTTATAAGATGTAACGTTCTGTTGAATTTTATTTTGAGATTGGTATGCCACCAATTGACACGCGGTATCGGTTAACAAACTAATTGTCGCCGTGGCATATGGAGCGACACTATCATATGTCCCAATATATACTCGGCCTGCTAACAGCGGAGTAAAGCTTTTATTATTTATTGACTCGGTCATTTATAATACTCATAATAAATTTTATATTATTTTTATTCTAATAAATGTCAGGACTTGATGATAAAACTTGGAAGGAGTATTTACAGGCAAAAAAAGTTATAGATAGTATCGAGGATAAAGACAAACTTGACAGGAGAATTAATGCATATGAAAGGCACAAGAAACACGTTCTTGAGAAACATTATGAGAATGTCCAAAAAGGTGGAGATGTTTATTTAGACAAATTAAATAAGCGTCGAAAGGAACTCTATCACCTCAGGAAGGAGAAGAAATTAAGGGAGAAGGAAGAGGCTAAACAATTGGAATTGGCACGGGCTGATAGATCAAAGGCATCTGGTAATCCATTTGGTATGGCAATCCATAATCTCAAGTTGGAGTCGAGCGATTCTGGAAGCGATACAGAAACAGAATGTGAGACTGTTTATTGTAGTACCTGCCCAACCACAGATGCAGAGAGTGTTGCAAGTGAACATCCTATAAAGGTCTCAGAACACAAGACCAAACACAAGAAACAGGAAGAGATAAATATTCCTCCTCCTCCAAAGACAGTACAGAATTTATTTAGGAGGCCTGTATGGGCTTAACATTTATGGGATTAACATTTATGGGATTAACATTTATGGGATTAACATTTTGGAGTAGCGGAGTACTTGGACTATCGCTCCCGCCTCGAGTTCTAACATTGAACCCGAAACAGGTAGAGTATTTTATATGTGTCAACACGCTTACTACCAGTGCTGATGTTGCAGAGATCACGGAAATTATGATAAACGGATCCATTTATTAAAGTATTTTTTATTTCTGGAGAATAAAAAAATTAGGGATAAATCCTGTAATGCTCCTCATTCAGTCTTTTTTTTGCCGACACTATCCAGTAGCTTCTTCAGAGTGGATACAACACTGTGTGCAAATTCCTTTCCCTTTACAACAGCAATGTGATCTGCCAATTTCTTAGCTCCAGCAACTGATAATTTATTGGAATCCTTCATTCCCTCAGGAAGGCCGAGCTTAAGAAATCCCAGCATACCACCGACAGCTTTGGGTTGATGTTGCCATTTACCTCCTTCGCCTCCCACCTTAAAAGGAGTTTTTGAAGAAGCTACGGACAAGTCCATTTTTTGGCGTTTTTTTTTGTCTGGAAGACCTGCTGCAGACATTCTCCCGCCATCGAGACCTGCCGCAGACATTCTCCCACCCTGCGATCGCTTCAATAACTTAGCAAATGATCCTGCCCCAGTAACTGATCCACCTTCTGCATCGTCAAGACCTGCCGCAGATATGTATCCTCCTTTCTCTCCTTTCTTCTTTCGCCATTCTCCAGCAATCATTTTAAGTCGTTCCTTCGGAGGGTGCGACATCATTTTGGGCATCATTTCTTTTACAAAATCTCTGTAAGAACTCATTTATTATCATAGGATAATAAATTTTATTATTTTCGATGAATGTTTACTTTGCCTGACCGTGGCCGACAATCGTCTTACCCTTGGCGAAAAGACCACGTCCCTCCGGCATCGTGGAAGCGACAGCCTCGGAACCGACAAGAGACTTGTTACGCTTGACAAGAGAATCGACTTCGCTCTCGGTGAGAGTACCAAGATTGAATAGGGCAGTATCGGCCATAATGGTCATATCTCCACCATAGACAACCACAATCATCACCTCCAATTGAGCAGGTACTTGGGCAAGAACACCAGCATACTCAAAAGGCTTACTATTAATATTAAATGCAATTTGCAAATTAACATTTCCGGATACAGTTCCAGGAAGAGAATCAGATCCAAGAGAAATACCAAGCTGTTTGACAGGGTTAATCGCGAGAACACTTCCAGAACCATATGTCCAATCCTCGAAAGTCGAGTTATAACCGTTATCACACGCCATTCGGAAAAGAGTCTTGGTGCTCGCAGATGCAAGTAAACCAGTGCGCGTACCAATTTGAATTGATACTCCGGCACTCCCGCTATCTTGTCCGATGCCATAAAAGCAATCCGATGCAATACCGCCCTGACGGGTTGAAATAGGATTACGAGCGAACGCATAAATCATCTTGGGCATAGTTTGGAGACGAAGAGTCTGGGATGGGAATTGACTATTGAATGCTGCTCCAGCTGCAGCACCAGTACTCCAAATTTGAGGGAAATATACGACATTTTCATAATCGTATTTCAGGGTGCGTGCGATGGTTGTCAAAGCAGGTTCAGTCTGGATATAGCACAACTCAAGACGGGGATTGCTAATAACAGCAGTAAGAGCGTTGTAAGCCTGAGAAGAAACAAACATATCTTGCAGACCAGAATAATTCATCTGAATGCTCATAGTGTTGAGCTGGCCCAAAAATACCTCATTATCCCAGAGGCAAAATGGCGAAACCATAATGGGCTCTGAAATTTCAAATACCCAAATGGCGTGATTACCACCACCACCACCAGTCGCCGTGTATGAAAGTGGCAAGAAAGATCCGCGCGTAGCCCCAAGGGAATTCTCATATCGGGACAGAGGCTGATTAGAAACCGGATTAAGGGCAGTTACCGCACCTGCCGCGGCAACTGCGGCGGTGACAACCTGATCAGCAAGAAGGGCAGCACGATTATCAGCCATCACAGGACCCTCAAGAGCCTCTCGGGTCAAATATTCTTTGCTAATAAATCGCTGAGTTGCCGAAAGAATTTGACGCGAATTACAGGTTGTGCTCGCTCCATTAATTTGAACCGTTATTGTGTCACAAATTGAGTTCAAAGCGAAGGCCCTCAGCGAAGCTGTGGGAGCCTGAATCGCAACAAAGGGATTTTGGGGAAGACCAATTTGGCCAGCTCCAGCAACGCCACCATCAACAGTTAGAGTATAACGAATGCGGACATTACGACCAACAAGCGTTGAATTGAGACCACCGGGGGTAACAATGTTATTGAAATAAATTTGAGTAGGATAACTCGACCCATCTGCAGGAACCTCAAACTGATTGACATTCTGACCAGTATAAGGGACAAGCTGGGTATAGGTTGACGATACGTTAACTCGATTATCGAGAACAACAGTAGCATCGATTGTGGACATTTTATTCTACGCGGAATAAAATATTTTCTTTTTTTTGGTTGGGTTTTTAATTAGCCAATCAAAATCAGTTTTATTAAATATAGGGAGTTAATCGAGAAAAATAACTTCGGCGATCTGTCTGGAGAGATGCTTTTTGCTCTTATTGTGCTTTGGGAGAGAGGAACGAATAAACTCAACATCGCAACACTCACATCGAATCATCTCGCTACGTTGTGCTTTTATTTTATCCCTATTTGCAAGACGATACTGCTCGTTATACTCTTGTTTGGACTCTTTATGGTCTTCATTGTATTGCTTAGTCTTTTCAATGAAAGATGGGTCTTGTTTCTGCTTTTGATAATAAGAATGTTTATACCCCTTAACCTTATCAGGATTTTTGAGAGCATATTCTTTTGCTTTCGCAATAATCGTCTCTCGATTTTTTTCATAATGACGTTTAGCCTTCTCTCCCATTTTATCTTTATTTTTTTCGTAATACAATTTGTCTCTTTCTTTCTTATTAAGAATATCAAAAGCACGAATACCATTAATAACATTATCTCCCAACAAATCCATCCATTTTTGTTCTGCCTTTCTCAAATCTATTCTGTCGTCAAACTCAACTATCTCCAACTGATTTATTTTAATAGTATTTAATTCGCATTTGGAAAAAATTTGAAAAGACCAACACCAATCTCCATCATTTTCAACACAATTTTTATAATCTTTTTTGTGGTGAGAAAAACGTTGATTCAAAGTTTTTATTGTGCTTCCAACATAAATATCTTCTGTTTCAGTCGAGGTTATCGAATAGACAAATCCTTTCATTTTATTATATTAACGAAAATATAATAAATCAGTTTTATTTTAATGAAAAAATAATATTTAGAACTGGTATTTTCTTATGAAGTCCAACTTGGCGTTCCAGCCACTCCCAGCGTTGATTAACAACGGATACGTTGTGCCATCGATATAACTGTATTGAACATAGAGCTGAACCCTGTCTATCGCATTGTTACTCGCAAGAGCAAACGGACGAAGGAAGTTGGGTTGATAAAGAAGCCATCCAGAATTTTCAATCAATCCAGTAGTGTCTATGTCTACATCAGTGATGACATTGTTAGACTGATTGTTTCCGAAGAAACTTTGAGACACATAGATAGTGGTAGATGAGAAAAGAATCTTGTCAAGCATATTGAAAGCAGTGATAGACTTGTTTGTCTGTACAACTGAATAAGGAGATGCTGGAGCATTTGCTGACAGATATAGCAGATACATAGATGGAGTAATGGTATCAGGCTGGGAGTTGAACTTTAGGAGATTATTGAGTCCGGAATTGAATAGGATACCGTCTGTTGAAGTTTGCAAACCATTGACACTATTTACGTAGTCAGAATTATAATTCAGAGTGCATAGACCTGTTGTAAAGTCCATCGAAACGCTTGGAGCTGTTAGAAATCCTGCCCCATTTCTGTTTGCTCTAACAAAAGCAACCCTAAAAGCCGAATTGATGGCGTCGATAAGAACTTGATATGTATAAATACTGGCTGGACCCGCGTCGATGTTTTCTCCATTTTTTGCAAAGATGCATCCTCCTGGAACAGATGATGTAGTCCAATTTGCAGGAGTCAATGCTAA